GGTCGGGTCTTGCCGTCCTCCGATCGTGCGGTAGGTGGTAGCCGGAAGCGTCTCACCCTCCGGAAGCACCACGGGAAACACCCTGGCGCGCTGCAGCGCCACCAGCGTGGGCGCGGTCGAGAGCAACTGAAACAACCCAGCAAGAAAACTCATCACTGCACCCCGTTGATTTCAATGCAATACAGCAGGAGTATCCGGTCACGTTCCTGAATGTTCTCTATGTTCTGCAACACGAAGATGCGCGTGCGATACAGGACGCGCTGGCCGCCTAGCAGAATTACTGCAGATCCCGGCCAGCGGATCTTCATCACATGGGTGATCTCGGAGGAGAACTGCCCGTCCTGATAGTTCTCGCGGGGCTGCTTGCTTCGGATGTCTGGAACCGCCGCCCCCGTATAGATCGCCGCCCGCGTCGTCAGGAACGTCGCCCAGTCCTCTATCTGGCCGCCCAGGGTGTCCTGCGCCGTGGTCTGCACCTGGATCTGGATCGCCTGACGCAGTTCGCCGGGTTCGATCGCCAGCGGATTGAAGCGCTCCGGCATCTTAGCTCAACCTTTCGAGGGCGCCATAGTTCAGGCAGGACGTTACCGCGAACGGCAACTCCGCGTCGGCGCTCGCTCCCGGCGTGAAGGGTAGCCGATTCTCATACCACGAGCTGATCAACATCAGCATGCCAATCTTGATTCGCGCTCCACTTCCTACCCAGAAGGGATCGTCCGCGGCATAGCCGGAAGTAAAGCGCACCAGAATGGACGACGACGGGAACGGTGTGAACGCTGGCCAGGAACGATTCCAGGGGGGCGTGATGACGCCCGGTTCCTTCTTCAGGTCGATCACGTAATCCGTTGTCAGCGCCATCGCCGTGACAGCACCGGTGAGGTCGGTATACTGCATGAGATCGACAGAGACGCATGGCGCGCGAAGGCGCAGCCTGTACGCCGGCCAATAGTCGTAGGACAGGTCCCACTGCTTCTTCACCAGATCGCGATTCTGCAGGATCTCCGCCTGCTCCCGCGCCGCAGAGATCATGACCCCCAACATGATGTCGTCCAGCGTAAAGGTGTTGTCGAGACGCAGATAATTCTTCACATCCGTGAGCGACATCGGCTCAACGAACGTCTGCACCGGATCGGCCACTGTAAGACGCAGCGTGCCATAGGCATCGAAGTTGGAATCATAGGCCGAGACGTAGGGATAGCCGTAGGGATAGTTCATTGAGCTTTTTCCTTGGTCTCGCTGGGTCCGGTCGGTTTGACTTCAGAGGGCGCGACAACCTTGGTCCTGCGCGCGTCGGAAGGCTTGTTCGGCGGCTTGGGTGGAGCAATCATAGAAACCCTTCAAGGAAACAGCGGGGAGCCCCCAAGGGAGACTCCCCAGCCGGGTGATGGACTAGCTGAAGGTTCCGGACACGTACGAGTTAGGACGCTTGACGATCAACGCCGCGCGCTTCTCCGCACGAACCGCCACCAGGTTCAACTGGAAGAAGTTCGCGTGCTCGGTCGAGATCTCGACCTGCATCTCCATGCGGTCGCGGATCTCGGCTGCGGGTGCAGCTCCGGAGCCCACAAGGAAGTTCCCCGGAGCCATCGAAGTGGTCGAAACCACGTCGAGGTTCCAGATGGACGGCCGCACTGCAGCCTGGGGGTCTCCCAGGATGTAGCGGCCGTACGCGTCCTTGGTCAGGCGGATCGCCCACCAGTCCATCGTGTTGAGCACAATGAAGGTCGGATTGAGTTCCTTCGAGCGAGCGATCTGGCTGATCGCATGCCCGAGCTGGTCGATCTTGTTGTCGCCGCCCAAATTCAGGGTGGTGTCGTAGGTGGCAGCCTGGGTCATCAGGCCGTGCAGGTTCTCGCCGGTTCCATCTCCGGAGAGCATCTGCTGCTCCTCCTCAAGGTTCACATAGTAAGGCAGGGACGAATTGATGTACCCGGCCAGCTCCGTGAAGTCGTCAAGGATCTGCTTCGACGCGGGGATGAACGCGGCGATGGTGCGCACCTTCTCCGAGGCGCTCGCAAACGTCACGGCGCTTTCGTTGATGGCGTTGCCTTCCGCCGTCACACTGCCAGCGCCGGCCGTGACCGTCAACGCAACCAGGGTTCCGGTGGCAGTGGCATTCGCGGAGAGGGTGATGGCAGAGCCGGAGGTGATGCTCTTGATCGTCGCTCCCGCGGGAACGCCCGCCCCAGACACCGGCTGCCCAACCTTCAGGCCCGAGGTACTGATTGAGAGCGCGGAAACGGCAGCACTGCCCGTCGCCGTGGTGCCGGTCAAGGCGATAGCGTAGGAGGGAGCCCCCGTCACCTTCACGAAATCGATCAGCGCCAGATTCGTCGGCCGCGCGACCAATAAGTCACGCACCCGGAGACCCTGGCGAGCTTCCGCCGTGATCCCGTTGATCCGGTCGATCTCCATCACGCCCGTAGTCGCGAAGCCGACCGCAGACTCACTGATGGTTGTCTTGCGCTCGAAGCGGTTGGTCTTGACGAGGAACGAAGCTCGGCCCGAGCGATCCTTAATCAGACGCGCAACGTTGTCATTCTCCTTCAGCTCCTCTGCGAGCGTCTTCTCGGTGCCGGAGTTGTGCTTTTCGGTCATCTTGAGGTCAACAGCGTCGATCTGCTTCTGCAGCTTCTCAACGGACTCCTTGGTTTCGGTGAGCATCGTGCCGAAGCTGGTTTTCTCTTCGGCGGCCTTTGCAACGTAACCCTTCAGTTCAGTCTGGAGGGCGGACAGCTGGTCCTTCAGTTCCATGAGGAACTCCTTCTGGAGATGTGGTGTGTGGAGTGATTCGTTGAGTTGATCCGCAGGAAAGCTCTACTCCCGCAGCAGCGCCCTCATAGATTCGAGGGATTCAACCGCCGAGTGGAGTTCCGGCTCGGGCTTGTTTTTTGCGGCGGCTGCAGAATCCGAAGTGGCATCGTCGTCTTCTTCTTCGACGTCGTCGGCTTCGTCATCCATCAGTGCCCCCATAATGTCCATGGCAGACTTCATGTGCTCGTGGGCTTCACCAAGCGAACCCTTGGTTGCAGCGCTCAGCTTGCGGCCTTCCTTGATCTCTCGCTGCGCCGTCCAGGACTTCGTGTCCATGCCGTACACCTCGGCTAGCACGTCGAGATACTGCGGTAGGTAGTCCATATACGCATTGCAGAACTGCTGGGTGACTGTCGCGGCGGCCGTCACCATCTCCTCGCGGCTCAGATTGCCGTCCCAGATGGCGTCCTGCAGCGCATCCTGCAGCGCGCAGATCATCTGATAGCCGGCCCCCATGATCTGGCGCTCGTTCAGCTCCTCGTTGAAATCGCCCTTATTCTCGCGGCGCGACTTCACGTCGCCAACCAGGGCCAGCGTGTTCATTGGGAAGGTGACAACCGAACCCTCCCAGAGCCGGATCTCCTTCAAGTGCCGGACACCGTCGACGACCTGCGCCTTAATGGCGTCATAGCCGATCGAGAGTCCCTTGACAACCTTCGCCTTGAGCAGCAGGTAGGCTTTCTTGGCCTCGGGGATCTCCAGCAGCAGCTGCCCCTTGCACGCCAGGCCTTCAGGCGTATCCACCAGCACCAGCTCGCCGATCGGGCAGTCGGTCTTATGCTGCCACAGCATGGGAACCTTGCTGCCATTTTCCTGCAGCGTCTTGGTGAAGGCACCGGGCTCGACCAGATCGCCACCATCGTCGACGTTGCTGTATGGAGAAAGCATCCCCTCGAACGATCCATCCTCGTTGAGCGACTTGACTGCCATCCGAAATTGCCGCTGCTTGTTTTTCATCTGCTCTCCCTTTGCATTTTTCCGCCGACCTGGACACGGGCCGCCGGGGTTACGCCCTGCATGTTCTGCACGGGCGCGAGGTTGACCTGGACGAAGTGATCATCGCCCCCGTCAATCGGGTTCTCACCTTCCATCCCGCGGACCTCATTGATGCTGTTCTTACCCATCTGCAACATCGCGGCATAGCCCTGCATACGTGCAAGGAAGTCTGCACGTCGAAGCGCGCCCAGATCATGGCGGAAGAAGTACCCCTGGTGCTTCTCCTCCGGCGTCAGTACACAGCGCCACAACTCCTGCTCCCAGCGCGTGAGGTGCGTCATCAGCGTGAAGCGTACGAACTGCTCTGAAAGGGACTCTATATTGGAAAAAGTCGCGTGCGACAAATCGCCGACAATGGTCGGAAAGACAGAGAACCATCGGCATATCTCAGGAAGAGTGAACAGACGGCTTTCAATGAGCTGCGCATCCTTAGCCGAGAGGCCGATCTGCTGATATTCGAGGCCCTGCTCGAGGATTGGAGGCTTGTGCGGGTCCGAGTAGGTTTTCTCCCAATTTGCAGCGAATTTCTCATAATCCTTGTCATCCTTGAACTTGTTCGGATGCTTGAGGAGATACGGAATCCGGCCGCCCTTGGCGTAGAAATTCGCGACGTTGCGCTCCTGGGCGATGGCCGTGCCCAACGATTGGCGCGCCATGGTGATCACACTGTAGCCGCGCACCCCATCCCAGCCGAGGCCGCGAAGATGCAGGATATCCTGCGGCTTTCCCCGCTCCACCGTATACGTCTTATCGGCCTGATGCTCCTCACGTACCACGTAGACAAGCCGCTTCTGCCCTGTCTTTTCGCGATCCGGAAATACCATCTGCGGCTGCAGCGGATAGAACTCCAGGGCCTCGCCCGTGCCAGAACGCCGCGCGATCTTCGCGAACCCATTGCCCTGTAAAACCATGTGCGACGTCAGCAGCTCGGTGAAATTCTGCGTCGTCATTTCATCGCTGGGCGCGTACTTCAGTGCCGCATAGAGTGGCTTTCCGGTTGCAGATTCCTTCTTGCCGCCCTTTTCCTGCATCATGTCGAGGCCGAGGATCCCTACAGATTCAGAGATGACCTTATTGCAGGCCCAGACGGTGCTGAGGCCCATCGCGGTATCGGTGGAAACCGGCTCGCCCGACCATGCAGGGAGGCCCCCAGAGAGCGCGTTGTAGATGCCGTAGTACCCATTGCGCGCATACCATCCAGCGCTAATCGTGTCGAACGAAAACGCAGCAGCCTTCTTCGCGCGTCCGAGGGCGCTCTTGATTCCTTTGAACATCAGGCACTCCTCACAACGGTTGAAATATAGGTGGAGTCCAGTGCTAACGCCGCCGGATATTGCGCGAGAAAAAGTGCGATTGCGGCATCGATCTTGAACTCTGGCTTCTGCTTATTTGGCATTCTGTAGTTCCCGGCGCCCGACTCCGAAGTCATCACATTTGATATGCACCAGGTAAGGACTGGGTGACCGTCATGATGAAATCGGCCGTCGTAGACAGCACCCTCCAATTCCTTCATAGCCGGCGAGAGAATCGCCGGGCTGGGCGGCATCTCCACCCTGGTCGCTCCGGACATCTCCTCGACTCTCTGTGACCACTGATCGGCGTAACGAGCGTCATACGCGAGTTGCCGAACGTCATTGCGTTCGATGTCCCCGACAGTGTCCGCCTCGAGAAGGCTGTAGTCGATAGACGCCCCGCGCGTTGCGGTGAGAAATCCACCTTTGACCCATTTCTGATAGTGCTGATTTTGAGGTTCCTGAACGCGCTCCTCGGGAAGGTAGGCACGAGTCAGCGCATAATAGTGTGGCTTGTCGCCCTTTGAATCGTCGCGATAAAGCCGAACACAGGCCGCCAGGTCAAGCTTGGACGCAAGGTCAGATCCGATCCAGCACGGCAAATGTTTGACCAGCTCCTCCTGCTGATCCTTGAGCTCCTGATCGAAGCATGCTCCCCAAAAAACCATATTCATCCAGTTTCCGGAGCCCCCGGACCAGATGTTGAGGAACTTGGCCTTGACCAGGTTCGCCTTCGCCGGGTTGCGGATCGCCGCCTGAATATCGAGCTCAATCGCCTCCCTGTCGTTGGAGATTCCCAGCATCGGCTGGGCCATCTCCAGCGCTTCTTTCGTGGTCCAGTCGACGGTTTCATCCGCGCAATGGATCAGCACAAACCAGCGGTCGTTCGGCAGCGTCCCTTCCAGCACCTTTTCCGCTTCATCCTGCAGCGCATGGCAGGGATTTTCGCTCGACCCGACACCTGCGGTCGAGATCACGAAAATTAAAGAACCGGGGCGCTTCGTGGCTCCCGTCTTGTAGGTGTCGTAGAGCTCGGAGTTGAGCGCTTCATGGTACTCATCCAGGATGGCGCACCATACAGAGGCTCCGTCGCCGGGTTTCTTACAGAGCGGGATGAAGCGTGAACGCGTTCTAAGCTGATAGATCGCCCGCGCAGATGTCTCGATCCCAAAGCGCTCACGAAACGCTGGCTCCTGGTCTGCCATCGCCTTCGCGGGACGGAATACCTCCATCGCCTGACGCATGGAGTTCGCGCCACAATAGACCTCGGCGCCAGGCTGGCCGGCAAAGAAGGCCATAATGATGCCGATGATCGCGGCGAGTGGAGACTTACCCGATCCGCGAGGCATCAAAATGAAAGCTTCGCGGTATTTACGGACTCCGGTTTCGCGGTCGACCCAACCAAAGAGCGATGAGATGATGAAGATCTGAGCATCTTCTAAAACGATGCGCTGCCCCTGTTTGATCCCTTTCTCGTGTCTATATTTGCTTGCAACGTCGCAGGCGAAGTTCGCCCATGCGGCGTCAAACATCCATCGCTCGGATCTGTCGAGATCAGCAAGGTGAATCTTGCACGCGAAGCATACCCATTTCGAAGCGCAGATAGATCCATCTGCTACTGCACGCGCGTAGCGGGCGGCGCGGGAGGCGTAGTCAAGTTGCTCCATTCATCGCTTTCCGTTGTGCCTGCGGCTTTGTCGGCAGCGTCGTGGATAAGTTTGCGACCCGCTGTACCGAGGCATAGCTTTGTCGAGAATTTGTCGTAGTTCGCAAAGTCGGAGGACTGCGGCTCAGCGCGGCGGCAGCGAGCCATGATGCGAGCAAGCATCTCCACGTCAATGCGATCCCCGGATGTCAGCTTGACACCATTCGCGGCGGCAGCGCTTTCGATATCCTTCCACGCTTCAAGATGCTGGGCGGCTGATGGACTGTACTTGTCCAGGAACTTCGGCGGCGGCGCTCCCAGGTCCCCCTTGGGTTTGATTGCGGACGCGCGGGCTCGCTTGCGAGCGGGATCCTTTGCGTCCGCCCCAGACAACGCATGCTCGATAGCTGATTTAGGTGGCCTTGCCATGGGTTATAGCCGCGCACATTTGAGCTAGGTGAAAGCAACGTTGAGAGTTGAGCTTTTCTTTCGTCGCAAATCGTTGAATCGATTACCTAAAACCTTAGAATTTTGCGGACGTAAAAATATGCCTAGCAAGCGGTCTAGACGCCGCAGGTTGTAGAGATTTAGACCCCCTACCCTTGTGCGTTGATTCCATTGGGCTTATGTCCAAATCCACCGTCTTCGATCGCCGTCTTGCGATCGTGATCCTTCTTCGTCAAGCCCTGCCAGTTGTTAGGATCCCAAAATAACTTCATGTCGCCGCGATGTGGGACGATATGATCGACAACCTCAGCTGGATAGAACCTGACGCCATGCTCCTTGAACCAATCAATTGCAAGCGGATGCGCGAGCAGGTAAGCCTTGCTTGACTTCTGCCATCTATATCCATAGCCACGCTGAGTCGAATTCAGCCGCGACATAAGCGCAGGCGCAGCCTTATGCTCTGTGCACCGGCCCCCGCGCTCTACCAGATTCGGACATCCAGCCCGAGCGCAGGGACGCTTCGCCACAGCTAGGCTGCGGGCGGCGCAGCGAACTGCGTTTGGATCGCATTGAACTCACCACTGATCAGCGTGATCAATCCAGTAGCCTTCTGCTGTGTCGCTGCATCCTTCACTTGAAAGGCAGACTCGAGCGACGCTGCGTTGCTTACCAGTGAAGCGAGGATACTCTTCAGATTCGCGGTCCCTGAAGGAGTCTTGGCAGTGTTGATCGTTGTGACCAGCGCAGCCAGACCGGTCTTGATCTTGTCGAGGATCGGGTTGATGACCGGAGCCAACTCTGGATCAACCATCGTATCCAGCTCTTCGATGAACGGCACAACATAGTTGGCGGCAGACGACACCTGGACTACCTCGGAAGGAAGATTCTTGAAATGCGACTTCAACCAGCTTCCAATGCTCTCGAAAAACGTAAGGATCTTCATGTTCGTCTCCACGGCTTTCGCCGGCTTACTTTCCGTTGCTGGCAACGGTGATGCTTGAACTTTCAGTCGTAGCACTGGCGACAGTAATACCAGCTGATCCTTCACCAACATTGCCGACGATGCCACCGAAGCGTGCTTCGACGAGCTTGTCAGCGTTCGCAGCGAGTCTTTGAGCGAAGCGATAAAACCAGCCATAGAAGCCACATTTCTGAACGTCATTCGGTGCTGCCATCGCACCCACGGCTGCTGAGAAAACGAAGTAACCAGCAAGCGCTAGAATCACTGGCATCGCAATCGTCATCGCTTACTCCTCAGAACAGTGGCGGACTCAACTTCTGAATCGTCTGTCCGGTCGCCAGCACGGCACCCCAGAATGTCAACTTCTTCTTCGCTGGATGGACGAGCTTATCAGCCTCTTCCTTGCCATCCTTTAGGATTCCATCCAACTGCTTCGTACTATCTCCAAACGCCTCGACTGCGACATCTGTCTTCAGCCAGGTGGCTTTCTCCTGCGTGAAGAGCTCATCTTCGTGACCGTCGAAGTTGTAAATCCCCTTTTCAGCTACAACCAGCGTTCCACGTCCGCTATTCAGCGTCTTGGCAACATCCGCCAACGTTCCACACGGATGCAGTTTGTCGCTATCCTTCGGAGGGCACGGCGCATTCACCTTGTCGGCGCTCACGCCCAACTTCTCAACTAATTTGGTCGCTGCAGTGATCGTGGGACCCGTTTCATTGATCCTCGTTTTCGCAGCATCGGTTGCAGATTGCACACTGCTTACAACTTCGTTGATCTTTGCAACATCGATTGACTGTTTCGGAACAAAGTCTTTTGCAGAGGCGAGCAGCGAAACCGTCTCCCCGCTGATGGAGTGCGCGTCCTGCTCAATCTTCACCACCGCATCGCTTATCTGGAACAACAGCACCAGCAAAGCGCACAGCAGAATTCCGAGAAACACTGTACGGATATTCGTGTTTTTCTCGAAGACCGTCATCACACGCCCTCAGAAATACGCCCGTTCGTATTGAACGGAGCCGAAGTCATCTGCACTTCGGCCTGCAGATAAGCCCGCTTTCATTCCGCCTCGTCACACCTGGACTTTGGTCGGTACTTCAATCGGCGGCACGGAATTTCATACTGCCATCGTCGTAAATAACAATTCTTCCGCCTCGCGACGTCGCACCAAACCACTGCACTTCACGCCGCCCGCATTCACCCATAAAGCAAACTGCGCCGCAGTTCCAGCGATATCACCGGCATTCAACTTCCGCAGCAGCGTCGATTGCAGGAAAGCACCGCGACCAGCGTTGAACGTAAAGTCCACCAACGCATCAAATTCATCCTGCGTGATATCCACCAGCACCGCATGGTTCACGCAAGCCACAGCTGCAGCCACATCGCTTACCAGCAGCGCTTCCGCCTGCGTCTGGGTAATCACCAGGCCTGTGACGACGTCTGAACCGGTGTGGCCGTAACCAATCGTCCAAATACCACGAACGTCCTGGTACGCGATCAGCCTGCAACCTTCAAAGCCTTCGGTCAGCGCTAGACCTTGATTGTCGTAAGTGAAGCTATTCATAAACCGCCTCAAACCGCGCACACTGATCCGCGCCTTATGCATCGGCCCCAGCCACTTCGAAAGCACAGCATCCGCCGCATCCAGAGCGGCATTCCAATCGCTGGCTAGCTTCATCTCACTCACCGAAAAAATAGGGATTTATATACTTCACTCCCTTACTCCTTTGAAAATCACAATCATGCTCGGAAAGGGTGCTGAGTTCTTCGACCCTCCAAACTTGAGTCGTCCCCGCACGAATCGGATCTCCTTCGCGTGAGGCAAAACGATGTCATGAAACCAGCGCGTATCGGTTCGGGCCGGAATAAGGAAAACAGCCGACTCCGCCTCGACCGCGCGCTCCAAAAACGGCCTAACCCCCGGCCCATAAGGGGGATTACAGAACACTCGCTGCCCAGCCCAAGGGGCAAACAGGGTAGAAGTACCGTCAACCGTCCCTCCTAGTGGGCAAGGGTCGAATGTGAAATCAAATTCTGCGTCCAGCGCGGCATAGACATCGGTGGGTGTTGCCCACTCTTCCGAAGCCGAACTGAAATGTACCGCAGTTTTCACTTCTTACCTTCCAAGGGACTCATGTATGTAATTCCAAAAAAATAGGATCGTACGCTCATCGCTGACGTACGATCCCCAGGAAACTTTTACTTATCCAACTTGTCCGAAGAGTGGGCCTCGTAGCCGTCATGCCAACGCTTGAGACCGAAAACCTCAAACTCCGTCTTGCCCAGGCGCGTATCGTGCTCTTTCAGGATCGCCTTATGGTCCGTAAGGATCACGCCGTGATCTTCCACCGTCTGCGATACCTTCCCCCCAATGAACACAACACCGAACAGCGTCAGGATAAACGTCAACCCCGCGAAGATTGCCGCAATCATAGCTGCATTCACTTGGCCCCACCTCCGGTTGCAGCTCTTCGTTCGGCTCGAATCCTTGCTTTCATCGCAGCGGCAGCTCGGCCTACATCCATAAAGCCGTCGCAGAGCTTATGCACTTCCCGCATCCTGGCCTTGATGTCGAGCGTGCGGTCCATATCGCGCAGCTCGCACATCGTCAGGGAACGATGCCCCCCGCAACCGCTGCAGTGCAGGGTGTACCCATGGTCCAGCTGCATGATCATGGCCTAACGCACCGTTGGGTACACAGCCAGTTTTTGCTGTGCACTTTCCACGATGTCCTCCGCACTCCAGCGCTGGCGGATTCGTTCTGCCTTCTGCTCTTCGCTCAGGTGAGCGGTCTTGGACTTTCCGCGCAGGCCGACAATCGCCTCCACTTCAGCCTTCGAAAACGCAGTGCAGGAAACCTTCAAAGGAAGCTCAGGCAGCAGCGCCGCCATCGGAACGAACGCCGGTTTGGATAGTATCGAAGCCTTGCGCACATCCTGGCGAAGATGCAGCGCGATGGTAGCCCCTGTCTGGCGATGCAGCACCGGTTCCGCTTTGCCTTCATCCACCAGGCGGACCGCTTCGTCCAGCTTCACATAACGCGCCACGGAAATGATGCCGCGGACATCCGTTCTCCAGAGCGCACAACGCTTCGACATATCCAACTCCTCGCGCGACGAGCGCATGGAATTCCTCAGCGCGTTGAGTTGCGCTTGATTCAGAAAGATTGACTGGTAGGCGGAGATCTTCCTCGGCTTTGTGACGGCTACAACCCGGTTTTCGCCCAGGTAATGGACCCAGCGATCTGCACTGGATACGGTGCCCTCAGCCATGCAGCGCTGGGGTACGAAGATGACTATGAGGCAAACCTAACTCCAGCGCAACACCTTTCGCGCGCATTATTTTATCTATCGACGAAAAGCCGCATGGATACTGGCGATTTACCATGCACATAATAATGCGCGTGCGTCTTAGGGGTGTGGAAATGGTAAGAATTTGGAAAGCCATGGGTCTCGTAACTGGCGTAACGCATCGCATAAATATCGCATACTCATCCGCGCTGCATTCCAATGCCGGAGTTGATCCTGCGCTGGCGATCCGCAACAGCCGAAGCGTTCCAGTCCCACGGATGACCATTCTCCAGCCAGTAGCCCTCGGCAAAGAACTTCTGCAACCCCACAACACGCCACAGCAGACCCTGCGAATGCGCCTTCAGATACGCATCCCACGTTTCAGTCGCGACCGTTCCAGCCTGCGCGATACTGCAATCCTGATTGCAGGCCACATGCATCCGCAGCGCCTCGGTCACGGCATTGCACTGCCGCCTGGTCGCGTTCTTCGGTGCAATGCCGCACGCTCCCAGCACCCGCATCGTCTCGTCGAACAGCGCCGCCTCTTCGCCGTCGAGACCTTCGCGCGGATCTGCATCGCGCCGAGCTCGCCGGCCGAACGGAATCACGTTGCTTCCAACGCGAAATCCCGGCCCCGAGCTCAGGCTGGCTTCGCCAACACGCTCCGTCGAAGCCACTGCAGCTTCGTTTGCCGAGGGTGTTGCCGTTGCGTTTGCACTTGCGGTTGCTTTTCGCTCTTGCCCTTGATCAGCGCTTTTGCTTTTGCTTGTTTCTTCACAATCCACATCGAACGGAAGGGGTAGGGGTTGGTTTGTATTTCTATGATGGTTCTTTGGTGGTTCATGATGATTCAGTAGAGGGGCAGTGATTTTGTCGTCTCGGAGTGCTTGTTTTGTCGTCTCGGAGTGTTCATTTTGTCGTCTCGAATCTCCCGTTTTGTCGTCTCGGGAGACGTTTTGCACAGCCCCAGCCACAGGGAAACTCCCCTGCCCGGTCGATCTGCTTGTTGCCCCAGCCGCAGCCTGTTGTCCCTGCCTGGTCGGCAACTCCCCGCGCAGTTTTGCGAGGTTGATCTGGTACGCCGTGCCGCGGAGTTGATACTGTCCGCCCCGCGTCACCACGCCAGCGCTGCGAGGCTGCACAGCCAGCCACCCCAGCGCCACCAATCTATCTCTATGCCGCTGGACGCTGCGCACGTCCTGCAGCGTCTCCTCTGCCAGCAGGCGCTCGCCTGGATAGGCATAGCCGTCATCATTGGCATGCTCCGCGATCGCCAGCAACAGCATCCGCTGCTTCTTATCCCTGGGCCCATACGCCCACACAAGTTTTGACACGGCAATACTCACGCAGTCCTACCCTTCGCCGTCGCGTCCCCGGCCGCCGTTGTTTCTCTCTGCACGTCCTGCATGGCCCCACCGTTCCGTTCTGTTGCTTCCTACGCTCTTAGCAGAATCACCGCTTCAAATTCTTTACTTCCGGCTACGCGGAAATATTATCTCGGACTCAGCCACACGCTCTCTCAGTTGAAACAACTCCTCAAACACGGGACGCATCTGCACGATTGCCTCCACGGCCACACACAGCGGCGGCGGAGCGATCCTGTTCACTTCCGCCTGGATACGGTCGTCAAGGTTGCTCATCGTGTCCCTTCCTGCGAGATATAAACCGTCGACAAATTCGCCTCCATCACGGCGAGCACGCGCAACTTCGCCGCCACGTCCAGCGCGGCCCACTGGCGATTCGCATCCAACTCCTCCCGCGAAGCGGCGCGCAGCCGCGTGATCGACGCCCCGGCCTGCGCAGCGTGCCTTCCGCACAGCCCCGTCTTGGCGTTCCACTTGATCAGCACGCCACACATCGAGCAGCGCTTATCCGCCTCCGCCGTCTTGCGGAGGCGATACCGCATCTGCCGTCCCGCTATCACTGCACGGTGCTCGGTTGCCGTCTCCCGCCCCCTGGCATTGTCCTTGCAACGCCAGCAGAAGCCACTCTTGTTACTGCTCTTCAGCACGCGCTCGCATCCTTCCGTGGCGCAATGTTTTACCTCGCGGACAGCCGTGCGGCAGGGCCTGCAGGTCGCATGCGGAGACCACCGGTTGAAGCCCACACCGCAGCGATCGCAAGGCTTCAGATTGCCCAGCGTCGGACGGCAATGCCAGCAGATGGATTGCGCGCTGCGAGCCTCCAGCGTCCGTCCGCAGCCCTTCTCGCAGTTCTTCATCGCGCGTCCACCGGCAGCGCGCAGCACGGCCCCCTTGCGCATCGCCACCCGTCCAGGTGCGAGCCTGGCAGCCTTCACGGTGCGCAGGTTCGCTTCATCCAACTGCACCTTGGCGCGCCACTCCAGCGCCGGGGAGACGTTCGCGCGCTCCCGCTCGGCCAGCAGCGCAGCATCCGCCTTGCGCATCGCCTCGGTGACCGGGGTCGAGCGACACGGAGCCATGGGCTCTACAGCATCGAAGTCCTCAAACGCTCCAAACGCATCTCTCGAAGCCAGCAGCGCGTCCACTCCTGCATGCGTAATCCGGTGGCTATGGTACATCCGCTGATTCATCACGCCTCGATCTCCTTCAGCACTGCATACACTTTGACCATCGCGACCAAGTCTCCCGTCGCGATAGCAGCTTCAGCCCTGCGGATATCAGCCTCGATCATTGCCGCGCCAAACATGCCAGCCGGACCGACCGACTTGTAATCCACAACGACTTCCCGGCACCGCGCGCACTCTTTCTGTATTTCTTCAATCAAGTTCTTCGCCATCACAACCTCCGTCTTTAGTTCCCGCCATCCGCGCAGGATTAGAACAAACTCGTTTGGCCTTCGTGGCCCTGGTTGGCCAGTTCGGCGAGTACATCCGCGTGGCAGGGCTGCGGGGCGCAGTAGCATCCCAGGACCTTACCGCGAAGCTCCGGCAGCGCCTGCATCAGGTGGGCCTGCAGCGGCAACCACTGGCGATACTTCGCAATCACCTGGGCGCGGCTGCCGTCCGGCCCAATCACGAACGGGTTACCCCACTTCGTAGGCCGACCAACATAGACATCGAAGTTCGATTGCTTGCAGTGCGCGACCAGCGGATGACTCATTTAGCCACCGCCAGCGCAGCTAACGCCTCATCTGGCACAGTGAAGAATCCCAACGCGCCCTTGCATGGCACCGGCATCTTGAATGCGACTGGATCGCGCAGCACAAACCCGAACTTCCCCACAAAGAAGGCGCTGGGATGCTGGGTGACGCAATCGATAATCTCAACGGTACCGACGATAGATCCGCCCGCATCGCGCATAGCCTCTGTTTGCACTTTGCCCATGGGGGGTAACGTGATTGCGTCTTCGTTCGCCATCCACTTCACGTCGTCCCAGTCGTCACTAATTTCGTCAATCTTCCAGAACTTGCTCGCATGGATGTAGATGCGGCCACGCTGCGACGTATACCAATTTCGATTCTCGACGGGCTTTCCCTGCAGGATCACCCACCACCACGGCGCTCTAATGCTGAGTGCTTTCACAGCTCACCATCTCTCTGGGGCTGCTCTTGGACCGCGGAGACGACCTTTGGCCCCCTAATCTTCGCGGCAATGGATCGCGCACTGGAACTCACCGCGTCCGTGCCCTCGGTATAGTAGTCGCCGTCATAGATATGGTGCTCAGCGATACGTGCGGCTTGCTCGACCAGGCTATTCAGTTCTTCTTCTCTCGGCCTCACAGGTCACCGTCTCTCTGGATGCGCGCAAATTCCTGGTGCAGCGCATACAGCGCCCAGGGCCAGCCGACGATTAGCACGACGACGCCCATCCAGTTCTCTCGCAGGTAGGCCTCGCCAGCCTCACCGCGCGCCATGTCGCCGAGGTACGCCGCTGCCATCAGCAGCAGCCCCACCGTCAACCACACCGCTCCGACCTTCACCAGCAGCAATAAGAGCATCACTTACCTCCCTGCTTCAGATACCAGCAACCCACAACCACCACCACAGCGAAGAACATCCAATCCAGCGGAGTCACACTCATCGCGCAACCTCCGCCTGCTTCTTCAACTCTTCCGCAACAACTCTTCGCACGCACCGCTCGGCGTCATAGCCAAGCTCAAAGCTGGCATGACGTTTGCCGTGTCCGGAGACCCAGGCGGACGCAAAGCAGCCCGTAGCAAAGAACAACGCTGCGGTGGTTGGAACGCCAAGGACCAAGATCGGTTCCCTTGACCATTCCGCAGCGAATGCGTTACACCATGCCGTGCCCAGACCGCAGCCAACCGTCAGCGCAAACATTAGAACCGCACGCAACCCATTCACTAGATGAAATTTGCAATCACTCATCGCGCCACCTCCGGAAACTGGTGCCACTGCACGCCGTCAAGCAGATCGCCAGCAGCTTTCTTACCGATACGTGACATCCAGCGATAGCCGATGTTGACCTTCATTTCATCGCTATGCTTGATCACGTGACCATCAATCGCGACAAAGACGTTGCCTGTCTGATTAGGAAGCGGTTCATCTTCGACGTCGTGCTCAGTGACCGGATCGTCGCCATCGACCTCAGCAAACTCGCCCCACTGCTTGAAGAAGAACGGTACGCCAGCGGCGACGCACTGATCGCGGAGGCTGCGCGTCCCGGTGCTCGCAATCCCGAGATGGCGACGATTCTCTATCTCGCGGCCACGACGGGGATGCGCCGGGGGGAACTTTGCGGATTGCAATGGTCCGACATCGACTTCGACGGCAGCGCGCTGACGATCCGGCGCTCTATCTGGCAGACAAACGATGGCGGAATCGGTGC